CTGTAGAGATTGATGATAACAATGCTGGATTTATTGCTGTTCAAGAAGCAGTAACAAATGTAGATAACATTGGTGTCTTTAATGGATGTTTGATTGACAGCGACCCGTCAACAGGGAAGCCTAAGTTCTCTAACTTCTATTCGCAAACGAATATTACGCAGGGAAAAATAAGAGGATTTGTATTTGATAACCCATACCAAAGATTTTTGGTACAAGGTGACTCAGCTACATCTTCTGCACAAACAGACGTTGGTAAAGTTGCTGACACTGTTGCTACTCACTCAGGTTCAACTACTACTGGTATTTCTGGTATTGAGTTGGATGTTTCTGATCTAGCAGCAACTGACGGACAGTTAAGAGTAACTGGCTTTACAGGCGATCCATCAAATAACGAAATTGGCTCAACTCATGCGAACTACGTAGTGTATTTCAATGAGCATGCCTATAACCATAACGAATAATAGCAGGAGGATTTAAATCATGGCTATATCAAGACAACAACTAGCTAAAGAGCTAGAGCCAGGTCTGAATGCATTATTCGGACTTGAGTACCAAAACTACGAAAATCAACACGTAGAAATCTTCGACATCGAAAACTCTGACAGAGCTTTTGAAGAAGAAGTGATGTTGTCTGGTTTCGCAAACGCTGCCGTTAAGTCAGAAGGTTCTGCGGTAACTTTTGATACTGCTAACGAGTCTTTCACTTCACGTTATACTCACGAGACAATTGCTCTCGCTTTCGCAATCACTGAGGAAGCAATCGAGGATAACTTGTATGATAGAATCGCTACTAGATATACAAAAGCACTAGCAAGATCTATGGCTCAAACTAAGCAAATCAAAGCAGCTAACGTCCTAAACAATGGATTTAGCAGCTCATTTCCAGGTGGAGATGGCAAAGAATTATTTGCCACCGATCACCCTACAGTTTCTGCAGGGGACCTTAAGAATGAGTTATCAACATCTGCTGACTTAAGTGAAACTTCACTTGAGCAAGCGATGATTGACATTGCTGCATTTAAAGATGAAAGAGGCTTTAAAATCGCGGCTCGTGGACTGAAATTAATCATTCCATCTGAGCTACAATTTACAGCTGAAAGAATCTTAAAATCACCAGCAAGAGTTGGCACTGCTGACAATGATTTGAACGCATTATCTTCAAAAGGTATGATCCCACAAGGATACGTGGTAAACAACTACCTAACAGATACAGACGCGTTCTTCATTAAAACTGACGTTCCTAACGGAATGAAAATGTTCAACAGAGCAAACTTAAAAACTGCTATGGAAGGCGACTTTGATACTGGAAACGTAAGATACAAAGCTAGGGAAAGATACAGCTTCGGCTTCTCTGACTGGCGTGGTATGTTCGGTTCTCCGGGCGCATAAGCGTTTGATCAAAGAGATTAAGGAGGGCGGCTTCGGCCGCCCTTTTTATTTGCAAATATCACATTAAAATAATATACTCGACGCACTGCATACTTATAAATAGTCAGTATGGACTCGTGCAGTAGACAATGTCTCAGACTGTGCTGGCGGAAAAGGAGACCAATATGGCAAACTCAACTTTTAGCGGTCCGGTCAGATCAGAAGGTGGCTTTAACGTAATCAACAAAGCAGCTTCTACTGGCGTGATCACAGAAACTGGTTTTTCAGTTAACTCAACTGGACAACTAGTATCAATGGGAACTAGAAAGATACAATCTTTTGCTGGTACATTGGCATCAACAGACGCAGCGACAACTGCTTATGGAGATGGTGATGTTCTTGTTGAACTAGGAGCTTTAGATGTTACAGCACCTGACGATCTAGTAACACCTTCTAAGTTCTTTATTCACAGAGCATTGATTGGTATTACAACTGCAGCAGGAGAAACTCTTGTTGGTGGTTTATCACTAAGTGCAACATCTGGAACAGCGACTAACACTGCAGTTTCTTCTGGAACTGAAATTGTTGGTGCTGGTGTAACATCTTTTAACGAACAGTTAAGTGCTACACAATCAATCACAGAAGTTGATGTAAACTTTAACAATACTGCGGGTAACTACCACATCTTTGTTCCGAACATTACAGCGGCGATTGCTAGCAAAAACTTATATGCTTTTGCTACTACAGCAGTAAACGCTGATATAACGGCTGGAAGATTTACAGTAGAATTAGAATACTCAGTATATTAAAAATTAATGTGGGCCTTCGGGCCCACACGTTCTTGATTAAGGAGGGAACATGGCAGACACAGTAACAGGACCTACGATCCTACAGGAAAACGACAAACGGGTTACAATTAAAATAGTCAATCAATCAGATGGAAGTGGTGCTACAACCGTATTTGGTGATGTATCAGCATTGAATGGTGACGACGATGGTAACTCAGTAGCTCACTTATCACTACAAAGAGTATGGTGGACATGCGCTAACGGCGATGGCGGCGATGCTTTTGCACGTTTAGATGAGGAAGACTCAGATGGAGATATTCCAATCATAACTTTAATAGACTCAGGATACTGGGACTTTAGAGAGTTTGGTGGCATACCTGCTGATAAATCATCTAACAGTAACCAAAGTGATGTTAACTTTGTTGTACCTGGTGCAGCGGATTCTGGTAATACATATACTTGCATAGCAGAATTCAAGAAAATATATTAGGAGTAGCACATGGCGACTTCCGGCACTAATGTTTTTGAAAACAGCTTTCCCATCGATGAAATATTCGAAGAGGCATACGAACGTGTAGGTTTGAGAGATATCACCGGATATCATCTTACATCAGCAAGACGATCGTTAAATATTATGCTTCAAGAGTGGGCTAATAGAGGACTACACTATTGGGAGTTGGCTGAAACAAACATTGATCTCGTTGAAGGACAAGCGGAGTATACTTTCTTTAGAGCATCAACTGATGGTACAAGTTCTACTACAACTGCACCCTCTAGTGTTTTTGGTGTGGAAGATGTTTTAGAGATGACTTTTAGATCTGATAGAACTCAAACTTCACAAACAGATTCTTCTATGACAAAAATAAATAGATCAACTTATTCTGCCATATCTAATAAACTTAACAAGGGAACACCTAATCAATACTACGTTCAAAGATTTATAGATAAGGTTGTTGTTACTTTTTATCCAACACCTGACTCTACAGCTGCAACAAAAGACGCTCACATGTATTATTTAAAAAGAATACAAGATGCTGGTGCTTTTACAAATACAGTTGATGTTCCATATAGATTTGTTCCGTGCATGGTATCAGGTTTATCTTATTATCTCGCACAAAAATACAAACCAGAAGTTGTTCAAAATTTAAAACTTTTGTATGAAGATGAGTTTCAAAGAGCCTTGACAGAAGATGGTTCTTCCTCAAGCACATACATAACACCACAGAATTATTATCCAAATGCCTAAGTTTGCCAAAGGAAGATACTCAAAAGCAATATCAGATCGTAGTGGTCTTGCGTTTCCATATAACGAGATGGTTTTTGAATGGAATGGATCTTTTGTACACACTACTGAGTTTGAGGCAAAAGCACCACAAGTGCAGCCAGGACCACATCCTGCTGACGCAGTTTCATTACAAAATGTTAGAACAGATAGAACAGAAACAGATGTTCCACAACTATTAGGTATTGATGCTTTTAAAACAGGATCCTCTGGATCAAGCACAATAACAGTAACAGAAAGAAGTCACGGCAGATCGTCAAGTGATACTGTTAGATTTAGAAGTGTAAACAGCTTTGATGGTATTACAAAAACTAATTTAGAGTCGTCATCAGGGTATAGCATAACAAAAGTTGATGATGATAGTTATACTTTCAGTGTATCGACAGACACTGCAACAACTGGTAGTATTAGGGGAGGAGGAGGCAGAGCCACAGCTGGCCCTGCTACAATAACAAATTAATATGTCTTTTACTTTATCAACATTACGCACAGCGATTAGAGATTATACAGAGGTAGATGATACTGTTTTAAGTGATTCTATTATTAATATTATCGTTAAAAATGCAGAGTCTAGAATTTTTAGAAGTGTGGATTCTGATGATACTAAGTTTTATGCAACATCGCAAACCACTATCGGTAACAGATATATAACTGTGCCGACTGGAACCAGGATAATTAGATATGTGCAAATTACAGATTCTACGACATCTGACCAAGAATTTTTAAAACAAGTTGATTCTTCTTTTATAGCCACATATCACGCTGATCCTGATAATGCGAGTGATAGAACTAAACCAAAATACTATGCTCACTGGGATAATGATAACTGGGTGGTTGCTCCCACACCAGATGCTGCCTATGATTTGACAATGGCTTATATAAAACAACCAACGACCATAACCACAAGTGACGCTACGGAAACAGAAATATCTACAAAACAACCCGATTTATTGTTGTATGCATGTTTGGTAGAAACCTTTAAATTCTTGAAAGGTCCAGAGAATATGATACAACTATACGAAGCTTCCTATCAAGAGGCTTTACAAACGTTTGCGGCTGAACAACAAGGTCGAAGACGCAGGGACGAGTACAGGGATGGTGTGCTTCGTATACCTTTAAATTCACCAACACCGTAATATAAGGAGAAAAAAAATGGCAAATGTTATACCTACATCTTTTAAATCAGAGCTTTTGTCTGGTACGCATAATTTTGCAAGTGGTGGTAACAGTTTTAAGATAGCATTATACACAGACATTACTGGTCTAACTGCTTCTACTACTGCTTTCACAACCACTAACGAAGTTAGCACAACCGGTACAAGTTACTCATCTGGTGGTCAAGCACTTGATAGTCAAGCTGTATCAACTAGTGGTACAACTGCTTTTGTTGATTTTGCAGACGAGACTTTCTCATCTGTAACATTATCAGCAGTTGGCGCTATGATTTACAATGATACTAACAGTGACAAAGCTTGTGTAATTTTAGATTTTGGCGGAACAAAAACTGCAACAAACGGAGATTTCGTAGTTCAGTTCCCAGCAGCAAGTGCTACAGCAGCTATAATTAGAATTGCGTAAAGGATAAAATATGGCACTAGTTCTAAACGATAGAGTTAGAGAAACCACAACTACAACTGGCACCGGCGCCGTATCGCTTGGTGGAGCTGTATCTGGTTTTGAAACTTTTGCAGCAGGTATTGGTAACAGTAATACTGTTTACTATGCAATAGTTCACAGAACCGCAGCTGAGTTTGAAGTTGGTCTTGGTACATTAGACGGAGACAGCTCCGATCTAACACGTACAACTGTTATCTCTAGTTCTAATAGTGATAGTGCTGTAAACTTTGCATCAGGTACAAAAGATGTATTTTGTACACTGCCTGCAAGCAAAGCTGTATTTGAAGATGCAAGTAGCAATGTAACATTACCTGCAGATTTATCTGTTGGTGATGATCTAACAATTAATGGTGGTGTTGTTGAAGTTAAAAACACAGGTGCACAGTCTGTTGTAAGATTTTATTGTGAGTCATCAAACGCTCACTATGCACAAATACAAGCTCCTGCTCATTCAGATTTTTCTGGTAATACAACATTAACATTACCCGCAGTCACCGATACACTAGTCGGTATTGCTGCAACACAAACACTAACAAATAAAACATTAACAACACCTGTCATTGCAGAGATAGATTCTGGAGCTGACATCACCCTAGATGCTGATGCAGATATCGTACTGGACGCTGCAGGTGGTAATGTAGAATTTAAAGACGCTGGCACGCTTCAATTAACTATCGACATGGATGGCACTGCAGGTGCACAGATAATTAAATTAGAAGTAGATAGTGACGACTTAATATTTAAACAATACGACGGCACAGTAGTATTAACATTAGACGATGACACAACTGTAAAAGTTGCAACCGATCTAACAGTTGGTGACGATGTAAGCTTATTATCAGACGCTGCCGTTCTTAACTTTGGTGCTGATAGTGACGTGTCATTGACTCACGTTGCGGACACAGCGCTTTTATTAAACAGTTCAAGACAACTACAGTTTGGTGACTCGGGCACATACATACATCAATCAGCTGATGGAGTCCTGGATTTAGTATCTGATACAGAAATAGAGATCAATGCAACAACTATAGATATAAATGGTAATGTAGAAATTTCAGGAGATTTGACTGTATCTGGTGATGATATCACTATGGGCACGAATACATCGGGCCATATTATGGTTGCTGATGGCACAAACTTTAACCCAGTGGCTGTATCCGGTGATGTAGGCATAGCGGCTAATGGAGCGGTCACAATCGCTAATGACGCCGTAGAGTCTGGTATGATAAATGATAATCTAATTTCAGGGCAAACTGCTCTAACATCT